AGGCCTTGGTGGGCCCGGCCACGCTCAAACCTTCCCAGGACTGCTGGGAGCGAAGCCGAAGGCTTTCGTTGGATTCGTAGGCGGGCGGTACCGGCGGCATGGCGTTCGGATCGCCGGGATCCACCATCAGGCGTTCGGTGTCGAAGTTGGCCACCAGGTTGTCCAGGTCTGCATCGCTGGCAAAGGCCAGCATGTTGGCCACGGCTGCCTCGTTCACCCGTTTACGCCACACCAGCTCCCGGTAGGCGTTCTCCTGGAGCTGGATGGTGAGCGGTTCAGATTCGAGGGCGAGGGTTTCCTCCACCTCCTGGCGACGATCTTCCGGCACCAGGGAAAGCAGTTTCTGTTTTCGCTCCTCGAGAATCGTCTCGTAGTCCAGCGCCTCGATGACGGTCGGTTTTGGCAGCCGGGAAAGGTCAATCGGCCCGCTCACTGGGCACCTCCTACGGCGATCTGCAGGCGCTCAGTTTGGCCGTTGTCGAGTCGGGTTACGGAAATCTCCAGGGTGAATTTGCCATCTTCACCCATGGTGCGGTTCACGCTGCCCACCCGCACCCGGGGCTCCCACTGCTGGATGGCAACCACGGCGGCGCTGTACAGCCGTAACACTGTAGCCCGGTTCAGGGGTTGGTCGATCAGCTCGGGGATCAAAGAGCCGAACTCCCGGCGCATCACGCGGGAGCCCAGCGGCGTGGCCAGGATGGTGCCGATGCTCTGGCTGATGTGTGATGTGCCGGCCAGGTATCGACCGGTGGCTGCATTCATTCCCATCATTCGACCTTGTAGGTGCCAGCGCTTGAGCCGCCAGTTACCGGCACCTGCGCGTTCGCTTGAATCTCATCCACAACGGCGTTGGAAAGCGCTTCTGCCATGCGTTCCACCCAGCTGTACTGGCCTGTTTCCTTGGCGCCCTGGGCCTTCATTTCATTGATGATCCGGGTTTTCAGTTGGCTTTTGCTCAGTGCCATGGCTATTTCCCCGCGGTAACCGTGCTGGAGCCATCACCGTGCGGCAGGCCGGTGAAGTGGCACACATGTCCAGTGGTAACAACCGGGTTTCCGTCGTTGTGGTGGATCATCTCAGCGTTGACCTTGCAGATCCCGGCCACGGCGGTCGTGGCGTTGCCACCTACGTTGATGGTGGCGTTTCCGGTGATGTTGACGTTCACTTTGCCGGGGAAGCTCGCCACCAGTTCCTTTTTCACGTGGTCGTAGGTGATGCTGGCGCCGTCCGGATACACGCGCTTGTGCTCATCGGCGCTTTGTGAAGGCGCGTTTTGGCGATAGAGGCCTGTGACGATTATGGCCTGGGCCAGGTCGCCGGAAGGGGACAACAGAACCACCTGTTCTCCAACGGTGGGCGGATCCCATTCGAGACTGGTACCGGTTCTTGCCGACACCCAGGGTTGCCAGCCGGTCAGGTTTTCGCCAGCCTGTACTCGAGCACGCGCGCGCGAGACATCGACCTCGGCCACTTGGCCGATTCGGACGATGTTGTTGATCAGGCGGAAGGCTTCAGCGAGTGTGTTCATGGGGCCAGTTTGTATTCTGGGCCTCCACAATAAGAAGCGCTTGAGGTTGTGTCAGGGGGCTGAACAAAACCCGGGGATCACAGCTGGATGTGCTCGAGCACTCTGTCGGCGATGAGTTCCAGGTCGCCCCGGCCAAAACCGATCAGAGGGCGTGCCGGGTAGTCGTAGACTGGACCGTTTTTGTCCACCTTTGCACGCAAGCCGTAGTGGTGGATGGCAGCAATTCGGGCGGATACACCGGTGAACGCCAGGCCGGCTGAGTCCGGGCTGGTTCTTATCTTGAGGTATTTGGCGGTGCGCAGCTTGGTGAACATGGCCTTCTTCCGGATCTGGCCACGCTTGCCCCGGAGTTTCCGTTTCTTCCTGGGCTCCCAGCTCTGACCGTCCGGACTCTGCTGGGCCTTGATTCGCTCCTGGTTCTCTTTCCGCAGATCCCGGGAGATGGTCTTCATCAGCTTCCGGCGTTCAGCGGGTTCCATCTTGCGCAGCAGCGGCTCCACCCAGCCCGCCAGGGCGTCGACGTCGTCAGTCATCGGATTCTACCGGTTCATTGAAGCCATGCAGATCCACGATGATCTGCCACTCGGCGTCCGGGTTCATGGCCATTTCCGGCTCCGGCAGCACGTGTTCTGTCTGGAAGCCAGTTTCCAACGCGGTCACGATCACCCGCTCGGTTACGTTTACGGTGATGCTGATGTCGTAGCTATTGTTATTCAGCAGCTCGGCCTCAAAGCTGATAGAGCGCTGCGGATCCGCGCCGGGCTCCCGGTAGGCCAGCCAGGACAGGATGGGTAACACGAGCTCGTCCATGTCGCCGCTGTAGTCGGTAACGATGATCCGGATCGGCAGGGTGTACATGTGGCTGAGGTTCGGGCCCTGCCAGAATTCGATGTTGCCGTCCTCGATGAAGCTCAGGAGCTTGTCCGGGTTTCGCTTAAGGTCCGGAACGTTGGCCAGGATGTGGTTTCGGAGATCGGCGAGCTTTTTCATGAGGACTCCTCGAAATTCATCTTTCTGGCTTTCTGTTCGCAACTATCGACCTCTGCCTGGATCTCAGCCATACGTTCATTCTGGATGGTGAGCTTCGTGCTGTACCGGTCAATCAGATCCAGCAGGTCGCCGTTCTGATTCATCCAGTACCGGCCTGGGTGGCGCTCCTGCGTCGCCAGTGCCTTCACGTTCCCGCAAACCAGGTATTCCGTTTTCTGGATGTACTGGACCTTTCCGGAGCAGGCGGACAACAACATCAGGCAGCTCAGTGCGAGCCCAGTTGCGATAGGCTTCATTTTCTTTCTCCAGTTGTGCCCGGGCGGCCCGCTCAGATTCCAGGGCAGCCTCCAGGTTGGACTCGTTCGAGCGGATGCGGTCAAGGCGTCCGGCCAGGCGATCGCGGGCCTGTGTCATTTCGGTGAGGCGGTCTTTCGTCTCGGTCGCTTCCTGCTCCTGCAGGCTCAGTGCCTCAGCGGTGGAGGCTAGCTTTGCGCTGGTATCCATGTTTCGTTCGATGCTGTACCAAAGCGCCCCGCAGAGTGCGAGAACGACCAGGCCGATAACCAGGTAAACCTTCATTCCTGACGCCTCCCGCTGTTGACGTAAAAGCCGAACCAGGCCGCGGCGCCGGTCCAGATCACGCTGGCGTATAGCTGCTGTGGAGTGGTCGGGTCAGCCAGGGCGGTGTACCACTGGTGGGTGTCGAAGCAGAGCCAGCCATAGAGAAGCACCAGCACACGGGGCACCACTCGCCAGGCGTCGAGCTGCTCCGGTGTCAGCTTCATGAGATCCGACCCACTTCGCGGAAGCGGTCGTAGGCCGCGGCCATGCGGGTGTCATATTGATTCCTGGCATAGGCTGGCCCGTTGTAGCGTTCGGCGAACTCCGGCCAGTCTCTGGCCTTCAATGCCTGGTGCAATGCCGGGTCTTTCTTGATGAACCGGACAAAGGCCTCCAGCTGCTCGCCTTCGCTTCGATGCATGGCCTCTGAAAACACAGCAGCGGAGGCGTAGCTCAGGTGCTGCCAGTGGAAGCCCATGATCTGGAAAAGGCCCCAGCTGGCCGACTCGATGCCGGCAGTGCGATTAAGGGCACAGGCCCGGGTTAAACGGCGCCACTCGGATTCGCCGCCGATGTAGCCGCCGGGCTTCTGGTTCACTAGTTTAGGGTGGGCACTGGCCAGCTGCTCGCGATCACGCTTTGGCAACCGTCGATACATGATGTGCCGCTCAAACAGAATCACCGGGCGACCAGAAGGCAGGAAACCAGCCTCCTTGCTCTCTACCTCAGTGACAGCCTTGAGCGCAGCCAGCTGGACCCCGAGTCGGCGGGCGGCGTATTTGAGGTCTTCTTCACTCAGGAGCGTTTGCGCGGTGACGGTGCTGGCCGGATCCAGGCGGGCGAGGGTGGCTGGCCCGGCAATGCCGTCGACCATCAGGCCTTGCTGACGCTGGTAACGAATGACAGCCTTTTCCGTTTCGTCACCGAACCAGCCGTCTACCTGGACTGTATAACCGGCACCCACCAGGCGGGCCTGCAAACTGGCGACTTCTGAGCCGACATCTCCGTGCTTCAAGGTCATCTTTATCCTCCGATTGCGAGTGACACCAGCCGCAAAAATTCAGTGCGAAACATCACGATCAAACCGCCGATACCAAGCGCCATCCAGATGGCTCCAGCGGCAAAGGCAACCTTTCGAGCCAGTTTCTCGACCTTCTCGGTCAGACTGGTGATCGCTTTGGTGGTGGCGTTAGC